TCAAGAGGTTACCTTTCGCAGCGCGCTTACCGCTTGAAGCTCGTGAGCTGGGCGGTGCTGTCCGCATTCTGTTTTATCCTCTTGACATTATTTATTATGCCGCGTTTTACTGATTTCGGGAGCGCGCAAAACAGCCGGGATTTTGCGAACTTTCCGTTGCGGTTTTACCGCTTTCAGTCAATTGCATCTACCTCGCCGGCGTTCATAGCAGCCAGAATCGCGTTGAGCTCATTTGCGAGGAAGCGGTGGCACATACGCAGCTTCATGTCGAGCTCCTTTTTCGTGTACTTGCGGTCGACCGCTTTAAGGTAGTCGTACCACGGAGAGAAGTCCGGGTCGAAGAGCAGGCAATGCGTTTCGTCATAGCAAAGCTCGAATACCTTCTTTACCTCGAAGCATTTGCTGAAATGCTTTGCCGACCGACGAACGGTCCAGTTAGTAGCCTTTACGGCGTCCGCGCACCGCCGCAATGCGGAGTAGCTGTAGCAAGCGCGTTGGAAATTCATAGAATCGTTACCTCCTTAGGGTTTACTTTCTTGCCTGAGCGCGATATAATATATGAACACTCTTGAGCTCAGCCGGTCTTGCGGCCGGCCAAGCTCTCGAGCGGACGAGGTTAGTCGTCAGTTACGTATTCAAGGTACTCGGTGTCTGTCGCGAAGAGCATGTACTCTCCGTTTACCAAGCCCATGAATCCGTAGTCGGTGTGATAGCCGTCCATGATTGACCTCCTTTCTGAGCTCTCGTTGCTGGAACAACGGGGGCTCTTTTCTTTGTCAAGGCTTTCCCCTTGACAATTATTATTTTACCGTGTTTGGTAAGAAAAGGGAGCGCGCAAAACTGCCGGGATTCTGCGAACTTTCCGTTGCGGTTTTACCGCAAATAGTAAAAGGCCGGAGCCGTCCCACGAAGGAACGACTCCGGCCTTATCTCTTAGGCGAGCTGATTTACTTTTTTCTGTACGGCGGTGTAGTCATACCCTGCGGCCTCAAGTCGCTTCTTACGCTCTGCGCCATTGCCCCACTTGCCTTGCAGGACTTCTCTGGCAAGCTCGTCGACCGATTTACCGGCACCCGCAGCCGAGCCCTGCTCGGTAGTGATGAAGCCCGAGAAGCCTGCCGCCTGCAGCTTCTTCAACGTAGCCTCCGCATTCGCTTTGACCTTGAAGGCGCCGACCTGAATCTTGTAGAGGTCTCCGACCTTCACCATGTAGGTGTCGAAGCCTTTCGCCTTGACCTTAGCCAGCATGGCGTCTGCGTTTGCCTTGACCTTAAAGGCACCCGTCTGGACGCGATACAAGCCCACAGACGGCTTTTCAGGCCCGGGCTTGATATTCGTACTCCCGAGGCGTTTGTTGACCTCAGAGGCAATCTGAGCGTGCCGTTCGTAGAGATATGTACCGGGGCAGCTCTTATTTGCAAACCACCGGTGCACGGTCATGTTCTGCTTGTCCGGCTGGCCGATAAGAGACTTGTCGGCCTTCCACTTGAGCTCCTTGATACCATTGCGCTTGCAAATATCGACGAGCAGGTCGATGAGCGCGGCATAGGCCTTTTCCGTTACGGCGTACGGCTCTTTGGTGTCGCTGGCGACCTCAATCGTGATTGCACGGTTGTCGTTCGCCGCGTTCGAGGAGCACCACGAGCGGTCTTTCTCCTCAACGTACATACCGATACGGCCGTCGTACCCGATACCGTAGTTGCTGGACGCCTGCCGAGAAGTAGGCGCGAACACGTTGCCGAGGGTCTCGACCGAGCATTGACCGACCACGCAATGGATAGTTACGGTATCGATTTTGTGGTTACGGGGGCTCGATTTATTCGGCGAGATTTTCGTATAGCTTACGAGCGGGCTGTTACTCATTTTCGGTACCTCCTTCTGTCTTAGCGTTCAGGATAGCCACGAACTTAGTAAAGGCCTCCTTGATGTACTTGCAGGCCACGAGCAGCACGGCGCCGATAATAATGAGGTCCGCGAAGAGGTCGGAATACTCCTCGGGAATCGCCCAGCCGACTTGATTTGCGAATAGGGGCAGAGTCGTGATTGCCGTGCAAAGCAGCGTCAGCCCGACCACGAAGGTCAGAATCTTGAGACCGCTCGCAATGAGCTTGTCCTTGTCAAAGGACTCATGCAGAATCTTGATGTTGTACCAGAGCGAAAAGGCAACATTCGCGAGGTACGCGGCGAGGAAGATAAGCATGGCCCAGCCGATGTTGATAAGGTTTTGCAGTACGCTTTCTAACATGGTTTTAGTCCTCCTTTGAATCATTGTATATATCAGGCCCGTACTTCTTACGGAGCTTGATTCGGTTTTCGGCTTTCGCCTTACTGTAGTAGAAGCCGGTCGCGGTAGCGAGCTCGGCGAAGATGGCGGGGATAAGGTACGCAAGCGGCGAAGTGTCGCCGGTTTTCCAAACAATGGCCAAAGTAAAGACCGTTACGACTCCCGTAGCGGTCCCGACAATGGTGATTATGATTTTGGAAAACTCTCGTTTCTTAGCTCTCATCAGGCGGCGAGACCGGCAGCTCTAAGAACTTGTTATGGAGGTCGTCCATAACGCCGTTCACGCCGAGGGAGTGGTACTGCTTCCAGCAGTTCTCGAAGTTTTCCCGGGCGTAGATAGGAGCGAAGCCGCGTTCCTCCCATTTGTTGTAGTCGCTAATCATCTGCGACCTGAGCAAGGCTTGCAGTCCCGCCTTTACCGCAGCCGTGTCCAGAGCGTTCTTCTTGACGAGGGAGTGCAGATACTTGAAGATGGCCGCAATGAGCGCAGGCACGCCCAAAAGGCAGAGCCATTGATAAACCGTCATTCAGTAACCTCCTCCCAGCCGTAGACCCCCGGCTCCCAAACATTATTCGCGGCAGTACTTACCCAGTGCTTGCCGTTGTGCGCAACCTTATCGCCGAGCGCGTAGGCGTCATGCGCGCCGAGGGGCTGAGACCATTCGGGGTACTCGGCCGTAGGGTCTCCGATTTCCTTCCAAAGACTTGCAGTAGCCGGCGGCGTCCAATCTGCTTGCGAGCTGTGCGCTTGTACGCAGCGGTACAGTTTTCCTTTGTAAGAGCAAATCGCCTTGACCGCATAAGCTACCGGGTATGCCCATTCTGAAAACTGCTCGGCGTGTTCCGTGAGAGTCGCGTCGTCGAGCTGTTCTGTCTCTGCCATTTTCACGAAAACAAGACTCGCGAGCTCCGGAGCCCGTGCTTTTGCGAGGGCGGTCAGATTCGCCTCAGTCGTGTAGAACTCCCCAGCATGATAGAAGTAGAAGCCGGCGACAACTTCTGCGGGAACACTCTCGACCTCAACGAGAGTATGCCGGTCGCAGAGATACCCAACCTGCTGAGTAGGCCAGAAGGTGTTGGAGTCGTTCGAGTAAATCGCGTCGGCTTTGTCCTGCTCGCTGAGAACGACGACGCCGTTTGCCTGCTTGCGAACATAACAGGGGTGCTCGCAGATTTCGACAATGAGATTTGCCGAGTTTGTGATTAAGTACATAGCGCTTTCCTCCATTCGATTTTATTGTTCGGGTGGAATCCGAACAGTTTCTTAAAATATAGGTCCATGCGCTCGACGGCGTGGAAGCTGTTTCCTCGCTTCATGTGTCCGTGCCAGCTCTCATAGGCGCTGCAAATATCTGAGAGCGGAAATACACGCCGGACGAACTTGCCGGCGATTTTCACGACTCTGCCCTCGATATTCCAGCGCTTGAACTTCTTGAGCTTGCGCCGGATTTTCTTAATACTCTCAAAGCTCATTTTACGAAGGACCTTCCCGGTCTCCGTCAGCTTGAAGCGGATTTGCAGGAACTTGAAGCCCTCGCTGAGCTTCTTGATTTTCGTCTTCTTCGTATTAAGAATAATGCCGAGTGAATCGCAGACCTCTTTCATGCGAGTAAGACACTCTTTGAGGTATTCCTTGCTCGGGTGAAGCAGATAGCCGTCGTCCATATATCTGGCGTAGCCTTTAATGCCGAGCTTTTCCTTGATGAAGTGGTCGAGCTTGTTTGGCAGCATAAGAGCGGCAGTCTGCGAGATTTGACTTCCGAGCCCGTAACCGATGGGCCCGAAATTATCGAGGCACTCGTTCGCGAGAGCCCTGATTCTCACATCATGCACGCGCTTTGCCAGCTCGCGGCTGACCGGCCAATGCTGCGCGTTGGCGAAGTAGTTGGAAAAATCGAAGAGAAGAACATAGCCCTCCCGTCCGTACTTCCTGTAATGCCTTTGCAGGTGGCAGGAGAGCCGGTTGAGGGCAAAGTCGATTCCCTTGTTCTCGGTACTTGCGCCGTTGTCATAGATGAACGATGGTTTTAAGGTCGGGTTGATGACCTTATCGCAGAGCGTCCTCTGCACGACGCGCTCGCTGATATGAATGCTCCTGATGTGCCGCATTTTTCCTCGGTCGTAGAGGTCGAACTCAATAAAGCCTCGGCTCTTATACGTCCCGTCAAGAAGCGCGCGACGCGTTGCGGCCGTATTCGTTACGAGATTAAAGCGGTAAGTCTGCGTGGAGCTTTTCCAGCTAACGCCGCGGCAGCAGATATGCCCGGATTGATATAGGTTTTCATAAGAAAAGACGTCCTCAAAATCTCCGCAGGATTTGCTAAGAGTGAGGCGTCTTTCTTGCCGTTTCTTGACTCGCCTCTGATAGCGAGCCTCGTGTCTTTCTTCGCTTGTCATTAAAAATTGTCCCCTTCGTACAGTGTTGCACGCGTAAAAGTAACTGCATAGTAGTACCGCCCATGAAACACGGTCCGCGTAAACCGCGCCATGCAAGCAGCGTCCGAGCGACTACATCAAAGGAGTGTTTTAGCCAAAAGGCAGGGTACGAGTCATCCTTCCATAAAGGTACTGATTTCGGCAGTTTCCCGCTTACTACGTCGGACCTGATTCCTTATGGAATCCGAAGCAAACGCCGTCGGTGTTGTTGGCGTTGTTATTGTTCGCGTTGCCGTTGCTGTTCACATTGCAGAAGTTGTTGGAGTTGCTCCCATTAGGAGAACGCTCCCACCACCAGTTCGCAGGACAAGACAACAGTATCATGACAGGACCCGTATATCGGTTAGGGCAGATTCTTGAATCGCTCTTTATCCGATTTCTTTACGCCGGAAATTAGCTTAACCTCCTCACTGATGAGGGAAGCCCACTCCTCGAGAGAATTATCGAGCCAGCGCAGCTTTTCAGGATTTTGCTTGAGAAGGTCTGCCATAATTCCGAGCTGACCGATAAGCGCCTGAAGCGTGGCGTTTGCCTCGATAAGATGGTCCCGCCGAAGCTGAGCCTCGTGCTGATTTCCGGGAAAAACGCTGTTCGCCATTTTGACCTCATTGTAGACGGTATCGGCGAGAGCGCTTAGCTCCTGAGCGCCATAGAAGGTGTACCTCTTCGGCATTTTCAGGCAGCATTTTCTTGTATGCACGGCGAGCTTGCGCGCAGTCTCTACGAACTGGACCGAGCTGTCTCCTCGCAGTGCTTTATAAACTGACATAGTTAGCTTTTACCTCCTACCGGGGCCACAAGGGCCCCGGATTGACTAAAGATAGTAGATTAAACACAGAAGCCGAAGCAAACGCCGTCGGTGTTGCCGGCGTAGCTATTGCCCGCGCTGCCGTTGCTGCTCACAACGCAGAAGTTGTTGGAGATGCTCCCATTAGGAGAACGCTCCCACCACCAGCCCGCAGACCCGGAGCCGTTGGAGAGGTATTTGATTCTGTTCGCGGCGGTAGCAAAGTAGCTGTACTGCGAGCCCTCACCGGCTTTCGAGTAGGTAGTCGAGCCGAAAATCTCAATCTCAGAGAAGAGGAAGAGCTTCATCGAGTTTGTGTTGATAGTCGAGCTCTGACTGCCTGCGGAGGTTTTCTTATTGACGCTCTTGAGCACCGCCTGCAGGTCGGACGGCAGAGTCGGCAAAAGCGTGTTTTGCAGCCACGAGTACATTTCAGAGCCGGTAAAGCCACCGCTATTTGTATTCGAGGCATTCATTCGGCGCGTAGTTGCCATAAGGTTTTTCATGCCGAAGGTAATATCGGCTTTACCGCCGCTTGCGAGGTCGTCATGATTGAAGCCCATAATTACGAGCGTCAGGGTCTCGCTTCCGACCGTGATGTCCTTCGTATCGCCGACAGACCAAAGCTGAGAAGCCTTGCCCGCAGCAGACGCCTTAGCAATCTGCGCCCACGTGTTCTTAGAGAGCACACTGTTGAAGAACAGACACTCGACGGAGTAGGTCTGCCCGGAAGTCGTGATTGCCACGCTCACGGGGTCGGTCGTCTCTCCGCTCTTTGTAGCGGTAACGGTATAGGTGCCGGACGCGGTAATCGTCAGGGAGAGCACGCCGCTCGTAGGCACGGTGCCGGAGAAGGTCTTCGTGCCGTTCGTGGCGGTAACGGTAGCGCCGGAGTCCGAGGTTACTTTCAGCGTAGCGGAGAAGTAGGAGAGCGAGATTTTATACTGCTTCACATCGTCCACGACAACGCTCTCGGTAGCGGTCTGGCCGTCCTTTGTAGCCGTCACGACCCATGTACCGTACCCCGTCAGGTTGAATGTCACGGTACCAGTGCTCGTAGCGGTCAAGGTCTTAGAGCCGCATTTGCAGGTGACGGAGCTGCCGCTCGGAATTGTGGCGATAATCTGAGGCGGCACGCCGACCGCGCCGAGCTGAGATTCGGGAATCTTGCCGTCAGAGCCCAGACTCGCGACGCCTCCCGCTGCGCCTTTCTGAGAGATAGGGATATAGCTGAGGGCGGGAATCTGCGCGACCGGGACCTTCTTATTCGCGTCAAGGGACGCAACGCCGTTCGCTGCGGCCTTCTGCGAAGTAGGAATATAGTCGAGCGAAGGAAGCTGTCCAGAAGGGACCTTGCCGTCAGAGCCCAGACTCGCAACGCCTCCCGCTGTGCCCTTTTGAGAAGCAGGGATGTAGTTCATAGCGGGAAGCTGCCCCGAAGGGACCTTACCGTCAGAGCCGAGGCTTGCGACGCCGCCTGCTGCGCCTTTCTGTGAAGCCGGGATATAGGACAGGTTCGGAAGCTGACTCTCCTTCAGCTTGCCGGACTCATCGAGGTCCGCCTTGTCCTTGAGTGCGGCGTCGATTTTATCCGCGTTCTCATTGAGGTCTGCAATGTCCGCGAAGTCTTCCGGCGCCGGCTTTTTCAGGTTGTAGTTGTCTGTGTAGGTAGCCATTAAGTAAGTACCTCCTCCTTCAAATCTTTCCACGTGAGCGGCTTGACCTCGCTCCATTTATAGGGCTTGACCTTAGCCCACGTGTTATAAAGAAGCTCTACCGTAAAGACCATGTTGTACGGCAGAATGCGCTCAAGCGTCTCGGAGATAATCGTCTCCTGCTTCTTGACGCCGAGCGCGACTTTCACATTGACGGTAAAGGTCGCCGTCGTGATAGTCAAAACATAACCTCCCGCCCCGCAGAGAGACTCAAGCAGAACGGCGAGGCTTTTCCTTGTGTAGGGAATATTTTCGTTGTACCGACTGAGCAGCCGGAGCTTGCGGTCGTCAAGAGTATCGGTCGCGAAGGGCGTGATACCCAGCATTTTCTCCCGGCGGGCCACGCCGTTCTCGGTAGCCTCAGAGATAAACTGGTCGTTCATGCAATCCTCGCAGGCGTCCCAGATAGCTTGTACCTCCGGGGTCTCCGCTTCCATGATTGCCCGCATTTCCTGCACGTCTTTCAGCACGTCTGGAAGATACTCTTTGAGGTCGATGGTTCTGATGTTGTTGAAATTACGCATTTGTGAATGACCCCCTCACCGCAACCGCGTCCTTATCGAGCGTGAGATTTCCCGTCTGGCCGTTCAGAGTCGTGCCGGAAATATCGACGATACCGGCGAGCGCGAGGAGTCTCGACTCGATTTGCGATACACGGACAATCAGCCCTGCCTCTTTACTCCATGTCGAATTGAGCTCGAGATAGTAGGCGTCAAGAGCGCTCTGAATGTACGGGAGGCACTCGGTCAAGTTCCAGCCGGAGGCGAAAGTTAGGGTCGTAGAGATATTGACCGTAGTACCTGCTGCGCCGACGACCGTAACCTCATGGTCAATAGGGGCAAGACCGATACCGTCGCCGCTGTTCTGTGTCGGGTCGATGGTCGTCTGCACAGTATTGATAAGGGTATCGGAAGGCGGTTGGTAGTCGCTTCCCGTAATAACGAGCTTGACCGTTCCGGGACCTTTCCACGCACGGTAGGGCTTGCACCCGCCGACGCCCGGCAGTGCCTCGGTGACTTCGATATACTGCCCGCGGTTGAAGCCGTAGGACTGATTCTCAAAGCTGTTGAGGTAGCGCAGTCTCAGGGTCTCGGTCGCTTCTTCGTCTTCACCGTTAATAACGATACTCGTCAGCTCCGCGGTCGCGAGTCCCTCGATATACTCGATGGGAATAAGCTGACCGGTGTAGCTGTTCGGGTCCGCACCGGCGGTCTCACAAGTAAGGTAATATTTGAGAGACTCGATTTTCTCGGTCACGGCCCAGTTGTATTTATCGCAGGAGAAGCGCGTGCCGACAGGAATATCCATACTGAACTCGCCGATACCCACGGCGCAGGTCGCCGGCAGAGGCGTGATACCGCGCTCAGCGCAGCGCATGATAAGGTAGTCTCTGCTTGCGGTGTCTGCGAAGGTCTCATTGAGTACAGTATCGAGAGCCACATAAATCATGGCGCTCTCAAGGGAGTTCGGCGCAAGCGCATCGAAAATAATCGAGCCCTCGCGCTTATCAAGGCTCGACGCTACGCGGGCGAGTTTCTCTTGAAGAATCGCCTCATAGGTTTTATCCTCATACATCGGTTTCCACCTCCAAATCGCCGAAAATGCTATGCACGGTAAAGGTGACGTGCACGGTCTTTTTTCCGGTCTCAAACTCGAAGCCGTCTACTGCGGTGATTCGGTCGTCCTGCAGTAGGGCCTCTGTAATGCAACGCTTAATCTCTGGAAGCGCATACTCTTTCGGCTGGCCGATAAGCTCGACGAGCTCAACGCCGTAGTTCCATGAGTAAATGAGATAGGCGTACCGCTCCGTGCTGAGAATCAGGTAAATAGCCTGCCTCAGCGACTCGAGCTCGTCTACCATGCCGCGAATGCGCCCATGCTCAATATCCAGAGCGTAAGTAAGACTCGGCTGAGTCTCGACCTCAAGCGTCAAAAGGTTGTCTTCTACTTTAGGTATCATTTTGGCGCCTCCACTCTGTCTAAGATAATAAACTTCTGGCCGCCGTCGGCCCGCAGGAGAAGCACTTGCTCACCGGTCTTTAGGGCAAGGTGTACCTTGTAGGCCTTTTTGCCCTTGTAGGCGTGCTTATGACTTGCGAACTCTGCGTAGCCGCTGCCGCCGGAAGTTTCTTCTGTCTGGTGGTCCACCGTCATATAAACGGTGAAGTCTCGCACCGCATTCGTCAAGATGAGCTGACTTGCAGTAAGTTCGAGCTTCTGGTCAACCTGCACCTTGAGCGGGGAGACACTCGTCACCTTACCGAGTATAAAGCCGAAGGGTTTGCCGGCGGCTACAGCCTCGACCGCGGCGCGCTTTACGTTTTCTAAAAAACCGTTCATATCAAGTGACAAATGTACCACCTCGCAATTTCAGGTCCATCAGGTGTTGCTCTTGCTTGAACTTGTGCGTCACCGATTCGACCAGTAGGTAGCTCTGGACGTTGATGTCTCCGAGCCCCAGCTTAACAATAACGGACGAGCCCGCCCGGACTCTCGTATCGCCGAGCGCGTCGGAGATAGAGAGCGAGCGGGTTTTTGTGTTGTAGAGCTTTAGGAGAGCCTCTGCCTTTGCCGCGCCGCTTGCGGAGAGCTCGACGGTATCGGTGTATTGCAGAAGGCCCCACTTGTTGATGTTCGAGCTGTCTTTCGCAATGAAGATTTCGCGCTTGCCCGAATCCTTGTTCTCAAAGGTAATCTTGATTTGGTTGTAGGTCTGCTTGTCGATGGTACTCGAATAGGAGTACTCGCCGATAGTGTCGGCGTCGATAAGCAGATTCAGCTTCATGCTCTCAATGTCCTGCAGCGTCAGCTTGCCGACTTTATCGTAGAGCACATAGAGCTTAGTTTTCGCCCGCAGTGTTTCATCAAGTGCATTCTGGGCGATGTCAAAGAGCGTGGCGTTGTCCTCCGTCCTCGAGGCGATAACGTACCCCGTGTCCTCAAGCGCTCCCACACTGAGGCCGAAGTCCTCGGCTATCATCTTGATAACGTCGCTCGCTTTCTTGTTCGAGTAGACATAGGTGTCCTTATTCTTGAAGTAGCGGAGCTGGTCGTAGGCGGTAACCTCGATAACGTTCGGCGTGCGGCCTGAGCGGCTCTTTGTAAAGACAAAGCCGTAAAACATATCCGTCCCATCGACGGACAGCTTTACGGCGTCTCCTTCCTGAAAAGACAAGACGGAATCCTTTACCACGGAAAACTTGAGCTTTCCGGGAGAGCCTTTGCGGTCCCACGAAAGGCTGATACCTTCCTCAACGATGGGGTAGAGAATCGTGCTGCCGCTCTGAATGATTAAATCTACTTTACTCATGGAATCGTCAACACCTGCCCCGGGTAAATAAGGTTAGGATTCTTTATCTTGCCCTTATTCGCATTATAGATTTTTGTGTACTGCGCTCCGTTGCCGTAATACTTCTTCGCAATGTTCCAGAGACAATCGCCCTTCTTTACGGTATAGGATTTCGTCTTAGGTTTGCTCGAAGTCTCGCGCTTCTTCTCCTCCTTAATAGTCGGCTTGCGCGCAGCTGCCGCTGGTTTCGTAACCGTGACGGTCTTCGTCGCGTAGTCGATATACTGCTTGAGCGTTACCGAAACGGTCACGTCAGGGCCTTTTGTGGCGTCCTCTGTGATGTTGTAGCTCTCAAGGCTTACTTTCATATTCGTGTCGAACAGAAGTCTCCCAGAGGGCGACACACGGCTCACGATGAAGCGGAACGGAGTCTTGCTTGTCATGTAGTTCTCGAAAACGCTGAGGTAGTAGTCAGGCTTGCGAAAGGAGTCCGCAAAAGAGTACTGCCCCAGCATAGGGAGAACAACGTCAAAGCTAATTTCGGTCAAGCCGGGAGAGCGCAGAAAGTTTATATCGCCCTCATTGACAAGGGTAAGCGTTTTGTTGTTCCCCTTGATTTTGGTCGTCAGCTTCTGCGGCGTAACCGGTAGAAGCAGACTCCCGAAGTAAAAGCTATACATTATTCATGCACCCCCTCAGCAGCGACCTCGAGCGCTTCCGCGAAGCCCTCGGTCAGAGTATTCAGCACGCCGTCAAGGTCCATATCGGAGTCAATGCGGTTAGTCATGCCGGTCATATCGATTTTGACCTCAGCGGTCGTGAAGCGGTTGATTGCTTCCTGCTCCGCAAGGTCTCTCATATACTTCAGGTCCTCGGTCGTTTCCTTCAAGGACGCAGCCGCGCTTCCCGCGCTGTCGTTAATGCCGGCGGTGTCTGCGCCGATACTGTCGAGAGCGGTCTGCTCTGCGGAACTGTCCGCCGCGGCGTCAGCCTTTGCCTGAGCGTAAGCAGCCTGCAAAGCGTCGACAGAAGAATTGAGCTCGGCTTTCAGAGAGTCGATATGCGCATCTCTTCCGGCCTTTGCACTGGCGAGCTCGCTCTCATACGCAGCAAGGTCTGCCGCACGAGCGGACTTTGCAGCCTCGTTTTCTGCGGCCGCAGTCGTTGCAAAGGTCACATGTTCAATGGCGTCGATACTCACGCCGGGGATTTTATTCAGCACCCCGATGAACTTATTGATAATATCGATAGCACCGTTAATCATGTTTTGGAGAATCGTCAGTACAGAGACCTTCATATTCCCCATGAAGTTCGCGATTGCGACGCCGGCTTTCTGCCAGCAGAGCTTGAGCTTGTCTACGAGGTCAATGACCCAGTAGACGCCGGTAAAGAATGCGAGCTTGACCGCGTTCCAGCCCACGATAAGTGCGAGCTTGCAAATCTCCCACGCATTTTTAACGCCGCCGATAGATTGAATCCACCGATACATCGCCGCAACAAGTACGCCGATGATAATGGCAATCCAGAGAATCGGATTCGAGAGGAGCGAAACAATAAGGGCCTGATTTGCCGCTACCGCCAGCCACTGGGCAGCAGCGTGGACGACCCATGCAACGGCGAGAATGCCGACCGTAGTAGCCAGCCCCACGAGTACCGCGCTGACCATATCTGCATTCTCTGTGAGGAAGGCGACGATATTATTCAGCCACGAGACGATGGTCGTAAGGACCGGCAGAAGCTGCTCAGCCATAACGCCGGTAAATTCGAGCCAGCTCTCGGAGAGAAGCCGGGTCTGGTTGGCATAGCTGTCCTGCGTGCGGGCAAAGTCGCCTTGTGCATCGGCGGTCGTGCTCATAAGGTAATTGTACCGGAGCATGACCTGCTCGGCCTGAGACATTTCGTTGTAGGCCGTCGTGATACCCTGCGAGAGTGCGTAAGCCTCAAGGTTAGCGACCGACATGTTAATGCCGAGTTGCTTCAAGGGCTCTGTCTCGCCGGAGATACCGGAACGGATTTTCTCGAAGGCGGTCTCAAGGTCAAGGTTGTAGAACGACGCCATGTCGCCGGCGAGGCCGACCATATCTTTCGACATATCTACGATGGCGTCACCTGCAAGACCGGAAGACTTGAGCATGGCGCCGATAGTGCCGGCGTACCGCTTTGCGCTTACTTCGTTCATACCGTAGGCAGCAAGACATTCTTTCGACCACGAGTTGATAGCCTCCGTAGCGCTTCCGAAAGTAACGTCGACGACGTTCTGGACTTCGGCAAGGTCGGAGGCATAGTCAATTCCGGTCTTGATAGTATCAAGCGCCTTGCGGGCAATCATCACAAGCCCGATAGCTTTCGCAAGGCGGCTGAAGGCGTCGGTCGATTTATTCGTGTGGTCTTCCAACTGGTCCAGCGCGGCGCTCGCTCTCGCGAGCTCTTCGCGGGCCTCTTGAATGGAGGCGGTGTCGATAGCCCGTCCGGACGCGTCCTGCATAGCCTCAAAGCTATTAAGTACGATATTCATCGCCTTATTGATACTCTTGAGCGGGCCGGTCATGCCGTCCGTAAGTACGAGCTGCGACTTGATAAGGGCCATAGGCCTCCTCCTTTCCGGGAATAGGCGCCGAGGCTTGACCCGGCTTTACCTCAGTGCTTTTTCCCGTGTTTTGCTTTGGCCGCTTCTTTCTTCTCCTGCTCGACCTTTATATCGATAGCGGCGATAATGAACGCCTGCGTATAAGGGTCCATGTCAAGGAAGACATTCGGCGGCCACTTGAACTTGTGGAGACAGTAATAGACGTAGTTCGCCTCCGGGTCGTCTCCGAGTATTAGTTTTTTGCGTCTTCCACCATTTCGTCGCCGGACTGGAAGCCATTGACCTGCAGGACCTTAGTGGAGTAGTCCTCGAACTCGGCGGGGGTCAGCATAGTGGTGATAAGCTGCTCCGCGCCCATAACGCCATAGCTCTGCTGGAGCTCAGCGTCATTCAGATTCGGGAACACCGTGCAGCGGACAGCCACCTTCGCGAGGTAGGCGTTCGCGTCGAAGTCCTGCGTAAACTGGCCCTTGCGGCCGGGTACCGGGACGGTACGCATGCAGGCCTTTCTCAAGCCTGCGTTCTCCGCTGCGGTAATGCAGCAGATTTCCCACGGCATAGCCTCGCCGGTATCGGGGTCAACGAAGCGGTCGGAAGCGATAAAGGTAACGTTGTCGATTTTCTTCGCGTTCTGAGCAAGGAACGCAGTCAGATTCTTAGCCATAATAAAATACCTCCTGTTTTATGTTGGTTTACTGCATGCCGTTCAGCAAGCTAAAGGTCTCGGGCATTTCCCAGTCATCGAAGGTGCCCTCAAGTTCCTCGTCGAGAGTCTCGGCGTCGGCGTCAAACTTCGCCAGAATGCCGCCCTTAGTGAGGCAGTTCTTCAAGATGATAGTCTGACGACCAACGGAAGCGGTCGGGTCTTCGTTCGCGACCTGAATATCGAACGTAGGCATAAAGCCGGTACGCTTATACTCGAGGAGCATTTTGCGGAAAACGGACTGGTTGTAGTGGGCGGTGCCGCTCCACGTACCGGACCAGCCGGTCGGCTTATTGCCCTTGCCGGACTTGCCGAGGATAGGCACCTCAGCTACGGAGATGTCCATTTTGGACTCGAAGGAATAGAGCTGCATGAAGCAGTATCTATTGCCGTCGGCCAGTGTGATATATGCGGAAGCCTGAGAGCCCGCAATCGCGTCAAGCGCGTTCATAATAGGCTGAGCCATAATTCAAACCTCCTTACATGATGATAACGCTCATATAGAGCTGCGCCATAGCGTTCACGACGTTCAGGTCCTTCACAGTGCAAAGGACAGCCTTCTTCGTGTCGCCCTGCTCCACGGTTACGCTGTCGGGGTCGAAGTCCTCAATAGCGCGAATAGACTCGAGGTCCTGATGGAGCTTGCAAATATCGTTCCAGAGAGCGATTCTGCCCGCTGCATCGTTCGGCACAGTGCCGAGGTAGCGCGTGTTGAAGAGGACGGCCGTATCGTTCGCAATCTGGTCGCAGACGCGGATAGTCTGATTCGACTTGAAGACGTCGCCCTTCGTGTCGGAGACAGTAATCAGGGAATCGATGTCCTCGAGAATGCGAACGTCGCCGTTGACATTGTGGAACATCAAGCGACCGGCCTTGATTGCTGCCTCGAGCTCGGCCTGCGTTCTGTCTACGTCGACGGTGAGCTCGCCGTCGTACTTCTTGTTCGTGTTGGACTTGTTCACGGCGCAGCCCGCAGACGCGCCGGTCATCCAGTACACGAGACCGTACTGACCGAGGCCGGAAATGCCGGAATCGTAGTCCGTCACCTTGCTGCCGATTTCGATAACGCCCTCGTAGTCTGCGAGCTTCTCGTTGGAATCGAGGTTGAAAATAACGGTCTGGAACTTCGCGCCGACCTCGTCGCGGAGGCGCTTTGTGTAGTTGATATACAGCTTGATAGTGGTCGAGTCGTCGGACGGGCAGCCGAGAGTATTGAAGCTGTAGCTTTCAAACTTATCGAGCGCCGCCTGATGAGCCGCCGCGTTTGCCGTGCCGTTCGTGCCACCAGTGAGCGGAGTCTTCGCAGTTGCGGCGAGAGACGCGGTAGTCTTCCACGTTACGAAGTCGTTATCCTTGAGCGCGGTAGCCGCAGCCACGGTCTGCGTATCGAGGAGAGTCGTATCGTAGTAGAGGCTGACGTCGAAGAGGCTGGAGTTATCGGCGTTCGCCGCGATAACCACATAGAGCTTGTTGCCGGCAACGCCGGAATACTTCGCCGTGCAGTAAGTGCAAGCGGCCTTAGCGCCTCCGCCGTTCAGGCGATAGGCGTAGAGGGTCTGCGTATACTGGAAGAGCTCGCGCAGAGGCAGCAAAGCGTCGTCGGTGTACGCATGACCGAAAATCTTGAGGCTGTTCTTCTGGAAGTCGCCGCTCGTCACGGTAAAGACCGTGCCGTCGGGACCCCAGTCCAGCATAAGAGGCATGGCCGCATAACCTCTGTCGGAGAGAGTAGCGGACGCCTTAGCCACGCTGGAAAAGTTGATATACGTGCCGGGGAGTACCTTGTTCTGTACTGCCCAGATTCCACCGCCAAGGGCCATATTATTTCACCTTGCCTTTCATAAAGTTTTCGATAGCGGTATCAACCTCTTCGAGGGTGTACCACTTACCGTCTTCCAAAAGCGCGCCCAGAAGGTCGCGGCGCTTAGCGTAGCGCTGAGACTTTAAAAGCTGCTCTTTGGAGTGAGTAGGAGCAGCGGGCTTTGCCGCCGCAGTAGCTTTCGCCATATCAGTTTCCTCCTTGTTCAATTTTCAGAGTTCCCATCTTGACCTCCTCAGCCGTCTTATACGTGAAGTGGTTATAGGAGACGAGGAAGTGAAGCACTCCATCCGTCACCTGAAAACTCATATCCGTACCGCGCAGCTTATCGCCGCCGGGCAGGTCAATCACTTCAAGCACTTCGGTGAGGGTATCTGCCACGCCGTAGCAGTCCTCGCGCCCGGACCTCGGAAAGTAGAGAACATCGAAACGAGGAAGACGTTTCTTACGCTGAGCCGGGTAGTCCGTGACCTCGGCGTTAACCAAAAGTACAATAAAAGCAGGTTGCCGAAGCCCCTGCTTTACTGCGTTTGATTCGATATGACTGCCGGGAAAAGCGGACCGCAGGGCCAGCGTGATTCCGTCTAAGATAATGTTTGTACTAATTTCCGCCATTGCAAACCTCCTTCAGCTTTCGGAGCACCATCTTCTCAAGCACAGACGGGGCGATTCGTTTCAGCTTTTCCTCGGAGATAGTCAGCATGTACCGGCCCTCGACCCAACCGCCGCTTACGGTACGGTGACCGAACTCGACATACGAGGCGTACTCGACCGGATTTATGATTTCGACCATATACGTGTTCCCGGACTTTGTGACGGTCAGGGACTGCGCATACTCGCGCCCGGCTTTGCCGTTCTTAGCGCCCCAGCCTCGGCGGAGAGTACCACCTTTCTTACCTGAGCCTTTCGGGTATTTGCCGACTGGGGTAGCCGGAATAACGAGAGCCAGAAGTCTTGCGGCAAGCTCTTTGCTGCAAGCCACGCAGAGGTCGTCTATCTCAGAGTCGCTCAGCTTTTCAAAGCCTTTCGCGAACTCCCTGAACTGAGAGAAGTCGCAGCGTCCCCAGCGGGACATTAGGCGTACTCCTTGAACGGGACGAGCGGTATCTCCTGATGACAGCTATAGACCGCAGGCTCGCCGGACCTCGCATAGGCGGTAGTCCGGCCTTCCTGCGTTACGACTATCTTAGAGCCCGCCGGGATTTCCGCAGTCTTCGAGATAAAGAGCTTGACCGACTGCTGAATCAGTGGCGCGCTGTTCTGCTCGGTCGTGCTTGAAATACTTGAGAAGGACAAACGGCAGGGCTCCCCGTGGAGCTTCTGGACCTCCGTGGGCTCGTCCCGGCCGTTTGCCTTATTTACCGCTGTCTCGAGGACATAAACGTCGCAGAGGCCGTCCCAGAGCCTCCGTAGAGCATCCTGATAGCTTTTCACCATACCAACCTCCTAAACGCGGCGATAAGCTCCGCGTCGGGGTTTACCATCTTCGCGAGCATTGCGTCAAACTGGTCCTCGAAGGAGCCAGTATCTGCAATCGCAAAGGTAACAGAGGTATCGCCCTCAGAAATGCTCTTAGCCGGCGCGTTGAAGTCGTAGACCTCAGAGAGAGCGCCGGAAGCCTTCTTGTCTGTGAGGAACATGCCCGCAGCCATATCCGCCCAGACATAGAAAAGACCCTCCGGCACTTCGAGCTGATTCGTTCGCGCCTTTAGGGTCGTCTCGGCTTTCTTAATGTTATAATCAAGCGCCGCGCTGTCGGCCTCGGTCATGGTATAACCGAGGGCTGACAGTCGGGCGGTTACTGCCGCGAGTATCTCCATACTGCTCCTCCTTAGGCGATTTCGTACCAGCCCTTAGTCTTCGGGTTGTCGCCCTCGCCGGGAGTAACAGCAACATAGCCGTTGCCGACCTTCGCGTAGTAGGTCTTAGAAGCAGAAGCAGTCGTATCAGCGGAGACCGTCGCAGTGCCCTTGAAAATCTTGACGTCCTTTGTCTCGTCAGTGAGGGCGGGCAGATAGTACTTACGGGAGTAAATGCTGTTCTCACGGGTGTTCGGGTCGCGCTCCTGCTCAACCTCAGTGCCCTTCTTATTGAAGAGGGTAACCGCTTCCTTCGTCGCCATATAGACGGAGCCACTGACGGCGTCCTTCTTCGTGTAGATGTTCACGCCGGCAACGGTGCCGATATAGCCGTTCTTTGCGAAGGCCTCAACATACTGCAGAGTGTCCTTGAGTTCCTTACGGAGCTCGGCCACGTCAGCAGGAGAGGCAAAGGCGAAGATAGTCACGCCCTCGAGGTCCTCGAGAGCGAGAACGGACTGCGCGTCGGCAAAAGCGTCGAAGTTCAGCTTAGTTACAACGACAACCTGAGTCGCCTTTGCGAACTCGCCGTAAATGTCGGCGTTGACAGTGTTGAACATGTCGGTACCCATGTGCTTAGTGCCGACAGGGACGAGCTGCGGGTCGGTCATAGCCTGCTCATCGTAGTACTTGAATCTGTTCTGAGCAAGCTGAATGCGGTACTCGCGAGGAGTAAAGCCGACCTCAATGCTCTTAGAGTTGCCGACGCCCATAGCCAGCTTCTCAGTGCCGTCAGTAGCCTTGTAGACGTTAATCTTACGAAGCATGCCGGCCGTGCCCTCGAGGGTGTTGTCCACGGTGCAGAAGGTCTGCAAGTCGAGATGGGACTTATACTGGTCCTCAATCTCGTTGGACAGATAAAAATTGTCATAAACGGTATTAGCCATTATTTCGTTCCTCCATCATAAAGTTTTTTATACTCTTCGGGGTGTTTCTGAGAGAAGTTGAATCTCTCAGTAGGAGAGAGCTTTCTGAAGTTCTCCAGCGTCAACTTGCCGTCAGGCGCGGGGTCTCCGCTCTCACCGGGCTTGAAGCCCTCAAAATTGTTCTGCCCTTTAGTCTCGAACATAAAACCGCTATCGGCAGCAGAAGCCAGCTTCTTAATCTGGTCGGCCAGACCCTTGACGGCGCCGTTTTCGTCGAGCTCAGCCTTATCAAGGTCGAGCAGTGCCTTCACGGCCTTTACGTTCTTCGCTTTGGCAGCAGACAGAGCCAACTCAACGGCGGTATCGATTTTGAGGCGCTTGATTTCCGCCTCATGGGCCTTCGTCGCTGCGGTGTTCTCGGTCTGGAGAGTAGCGATTTGCGTCTTGAGCGCCTCGACGTCGCCGGTAGAGGCCTTGAGGGTCTCAAGCTGCCTGTCACGCTCCTTGACGGTATCGGCGAGAGCTTTCTTCTCGGTGTTCAGAGTGTTGAAGTCTGCACGCGCCACGAAGTTCTTGCCGATTTCCTCGGAGACCTTTTTATCAATCTCCTCGGAGTACGCTTCTCCCAAAATAGTTTTCAGCCAGTCCAACATTTTGTCCTCCTGTCTCCCGCTGTCCTTTTTATCCGGCCAGTCCCGGTATTGCGGGTACGCTATTTATTGTCCGCCGCGTAAGGCGGTAATTTTTGTATGAAAAAAGCGCCTCCTGCTAAAAAGCAGGGACGCTCTAATCAACTATTGCTTCTGTGAGGCTCCACGGTCTCCCGTATCGCGTTTTAACTGAGGGGCCCTTAGATTTACCCTCTGAAAAATCGGGCTCGAATTAGGAGCCTTCTGGCTCGCTCGAATATCGACCGCACTTCTTACATACCTCGAGGGCCTTATCCCAGTCAGGGACGGTATCACACTCAAGAAGAATATCGTCGGTAGCGATATTGCAAAGCTCCCAGCAATAGCCCCAGTCAATTTCCTTATTCAGTAAAGGGCACTTGACCTTATTTTGCTCGGACATATTTCATCACCTCGTCATATAGCAGTTTCCCGCGCTCGTCCAGTTGCCCGGCGGTACCAATCTCGCCGTTATTATCAAGGACCGCAAAGCCCTCGCTCGTATAGAAGGCGTATTGCGTGCCCTTACGCTGTTTAAGTGCGAAGTCTGCGTTATCAATAATATTCTGAGTCCATTCTAAGGTTATACCGCGAGAGGCAAACCGTTTTTCGGCGTGCTCGTTCGCTTTGATGGCGACTCGACCCAGAGGCGGGGCGACCAGAGTTCCGGTCGTTCGGACTTTACCCTCATCGTAGAGAGTCTTGACCGCTTTATGTGCCGTCCAAAAGCGCTTATCGCTTGTGGGATTCGCGCCTTTATACCGGTAGTAGCCGGTAAGGTCCTTATAGTCTTCAGAATTATACTTTAACTGCTGAAAAGCCGCAAAGCTCTTAGGCGCGTCTGCGCCGAGTCGAGCCTTATAGTTCTCATACTGCTTTTTATCAGCAGTTTCATTATACCACATATTTTTGAACTTTTCCACGGTACCAGTGCCATAGGCGCCGTCTTGTCTCGCTTTCCAGTCCTTATATGTCATATCCTTCGGAATATTAAAGCTCTCGCCGGTCTTCACATCTCTCGCGAAGCGGTCTCCGAGACCTTGCATATCCTCGTAGTAGGGGGCAGTCGTGCCACGGCACCACGGATGAAAAGGCGGCGCGGTAATGCCGACTTGATACTCACTCATAGGATAGACCTTGCCATCAAGCTGCGCGCAAAGGCCGCAAATCTCGTTGTCAAGGGTTTCCACGATAACGTACTTCTCAACGCCGAGGTCTTTGAAGCAGTCCTTGCGGGCCTCGTTCGCGAAGGCGGCGCTCTCGGTCATAACCAGACGCCCGGCCTGTGACTTAGAGACCTGAAAACGGTCGGAGATGGCCTTTATGGCTTTATCCGGAGCCGCGCCTCGCATTATCATCTGGGTAAGCTGCGTGTTGACGCTGTTGACGAGCGCCTGCTTGTTCGCCCAGATTCTATCGCTGAAGGTCTGGCTGTCTAAGGTCCACGGCCGCGAGAGTACTTTGCTGATAGCTTCATCGGTCAGCCCATGGAGCGTCCAGCCGACCCCCATGCCCTTTTGGAGCTCAAAAGCGGTATGATAATAGCCTCGCTGGTAAACCTCGCTCAGGGACGAATTAAGGGCCTCTGTCTGCGCCCCGTGTAAGGCCTCGGCCTGCTCCTGTAGTTGGAGCTTCAAGCTGTCAAGCCTTGACACGTGGACGCGGGCAGAAGCATTCTTAAGCTGCTTGAGCCACGCCTGAGAGACTGCGTTCTCTTGACCGTGTTTTATATACTCTTCAACGGTCCACCGGAACTCGTCAAGCTCCTGCGTGGTAAGCAGCCTATTCGCCTCGGCGAGCGTTATGCCGTTTTCGGCCGCAAACCGCTGATACCATCTCGCGATTTGCGATTCTATATCCTGAATAGCGGTCGCATATTGCCGCTCGAGGTTTTTAACGTAGTCGTACCCCTTATCAAGCAAGGACTCCTCAAGAATCCGCATTCGGTTGGCCCAGTACTTATCATTCCTCATTTATTGGGTCACCGCCTTCGGGGTTACGCAAAGCCTGCGCTTGCTCAAAAGCCGCGCGGTAGGGGTCGGTTTCCTCTTTCTGCTTTTCGAGCCGCTCAAGCTCGGCCGCAGGGTCGTCGACCCACGGGTGCATAGCGACGATGGTCTCGTCAGAGATAATGCCGACGGACTTAGAGCAGTTATCAATAGCCTCGGACTCGTTGATAAGAATATCGCGGTTGAAGATAACCGTAATATCTTCGCTCTCATACGAGCCCTTGCCGGTGTTGGCGAGGTAGGTATTGACAAACCAGAGAATCTCCTCAAAAGAGGCTTGCAGCTCGGTCTCCATCGCGTTCGCGTCGAGGTCGATGTCGCAATACATGCTCTGAATGTTCATCTGGTTAGGCGTACCGGAAAGGCGGTCGTCCTTCGCGTCATAGCTGCGGAGGTTTTCAATGAGCGCCTTTTTCAGAAGCTCGAGGACGGTCTTATAATTCTCGGAGTTTACCGAGATTTCAAGACTGTCCACGCCGCCGTCCGTACCCTCGACCGTGCGGACCTTGATAGCCCCATAGGTTGTCAGGTTACGCCGGAACTCCCCGAGGTCCTGTCCGTCATAGTTCTTGAGGACAAGAACGGTATTGCGGACGTCTTCCTCCATGTTGTTCACGAAGTCGGATTGCAAGAGGTTGATGGCGTCCTGCAAGGAGCGGCCGCGGCGAATGAGAGGGACCTCCTTCGGGTTATACTTGATAGGGATAAGGGGGAATCGCTCCCAGTTCAGGGGCTGCTCGTTGCCCTTGCTGTCTTTTACCTTAACATAGGCCTGCTTCTCGGTGTCCGGCGTGAGTACGCCGTTCTCAAAGATGTAGGTCGTAACGCCTTCCAGCGTGAAGAGGTCGACCTTCTTGACGATTTTCTTCTCGGTACCGTAGTAGACCTCGACCGGGTAAAGGCGAAGAGCGGAGTCAAGCTCGGTGTGAGCTGCGTCCGCCCAGAACGGCATAATCTCGTAGCCGGGGAATACCCGGAACGCGAGTTCACCGTTTTTATTGTAGTAGGGATAAAGCCACGAGATACCTGCGTTGAGGCACTCGACTCCCGCACTCTTGAGAGTACGCATAAACCGCATGCCGAGTACCTTCTTGACCTCAGCTGCGTAGTCGTCATTCTCACAGGAAAAGGAAATAGGCTGACCGAGAAGGTAGTTTGCCTTCTGGTCAACGTGTTTCGCATACTGGTTATCCACAATACGGTTGTTCGGGAGATTCTCAATCACAATCAGCTTACCGTCAGGGCCGATAGCTGTGCGCTGGCGTTTGAGAATGTCATGGTCTCCAGTATAATACCGGTCGCCGTCAATCATCTCGCGACGCTCGGGCGAGGTCTCCCAGTCAGTAAGCTCTTTCGCGTAGAACTCAAGCTCGGTCATAGGCCTGCCAGCGCGGAGGCGCAAATTGAAAAACTCCTGCTCGATAGGCTTCTTAAATAAGGGCATTTATCGCACCTCCTTAAAAACTGAATCTCGACGGCTGGAACGCGGCACGAACGAAGTAGCGCATATCGTCCATGGCGTGGTCGTCGGTTTTGAGCGGTCGGTCTTCGGCGGCCTTTTCATCCCACCGATATAAACCGAACTCCCTTATGCAGTCCGTGCAGCAGTCGCAAAAGAAGATGTCGCCGGCATTCAGCCGAGTAGCGACGTCACGAATGCCGTCAAGGACTCTATTGCTCGCCTGCTCGACCATGAAGCGGTCATGCCGGCGTATGACCTCGATAAACGAGGCGGCAGAAGGGTCAACGATGATTTTCCGAATCGAGAGGTCTCCCGCAAGCTCTTCAATAGCCGCGTAGTGCTCCTCGTCCGTTCGCTGATACCGTTCCTTGCGCCCGTCGTAGTAATACTCTCGGACGCGGTACCATTTTCCCTCGCAGAGCCCCCAGAGCCCAGCCGAAGTCGGGTTTAAGGTACCGTAGTCGCAAGAGATAAGGTATTCCTCGTAATCGCGAGGTACGGAAGGGACTACATGATAGTCTTTATTAAACATTGTATATATCAAGCCCTCTGCGACGGTCCAGAGGCCGCGGATATACCGGTCGTAGAACACGCCGGAGTACATACCCTCGTATCGGGCTTTGATTTTCTCGTCAAGGCTGAGGTTGTCATCCATCGTAAAATGCAGGTAGAGCATATTGCGCTCCGCCGCTTTACGAATCCACTCTTTATAAAACCAGTGACCCGGGGACTCGGGGTTGCAGTTAAACCAGAACTTAGACCCGGAGACCGAACAACGCGCCATAGCCTGCTCTACGAAGGAGCGGGGCATAAGCGCGACCTCGTCAAAGAGGACTCCTGCCAGAGTAATGCCCTGAATAAGGGTGTAGCTGGATTCGTCCCGGCCTCCGAAGAGGTAGTAGGTATTAGAGCGATTGCCGATAGTGACGACCATTTTATTCTCGCTGCGGCGCTCAGTAACCTCGAACATACCCTCAAGCCATGTGGGAATATGTACGATAACATTACGCCGGAGCGCTTCAATCGTGCGGCCGCAGATAGCGAAGTTCTGTTTATCGAAACTCGCCATGCTCCACATGATAAAGCCGATAGCCATTGAGACCGTCTTGCCGGAACGGATTGACCCGTCGCAGATAAGCCCGTCTCTATTCTGGTGCTCCGGTTTCGTCCACCAGAAGAGGGTCGCGTTCTGCCGAGGACTGAAGCTCTGGTATTGCACTCAGGTCAACCTCCTTTCCGGCAGCGTGAATCGCCTCGAAGAAGTTGGTCTCCTTCGCGCCAGACGACTTAATCGCCTCGTTAGCTGTATATTTGTCAATGACGATACCCATAGCGGTAGCAAGCTGATTGACTGTCGCAGCGGCGAGCTTGTCTTCGTCGCCCATTGCCGCAAGCAGCTTGTCAATCAGTCCGCAGACGTCATTTTTCTTAGAATCCATAAAGGCCAGAACGCTCGCTGTGTTCTCCTCTTTTTTATGCGAGATTTTTTGCGCGAGATTCTTATCTCCGTTCAAAATACTGCGAATCAGGTAGGGAGAGACATGGTATTTCTCTGCAAGCTTTCTCTGTGACGTCCCGCCTTCGACATATTCAGCTATAATCTTTTTCCGTTGCTTGTCGGTCAGCTTAGCCACATTCTCCCTCCTTCGTTAGTTGTCACTAACCTCCATTCATAATAATAGACGGAGCACTGCACCGGAGGCCCGCGCAGTGCTCCGCCCGCGATACCGGAAGTCCGATAACGCCGGATTCTTCATCCGACTTTTTCATCATATATTATAACGCAAGTCAAGCGTGAATTAAAGCGCTTTCGGTAAAAATTGTGAGAGCTTTTTTATGGAGAGTCATCGTCCAGCGGAAAGTGATGTCGAGTCGTACCGCGATTTCCTCCCACTTGAGGTACTTAAGATACCTCATCTCTAACAAGGCGTTAAGGGTAGGGTCGGTAACTGCCTGATTGATGGCTCTGCCGATTTCAAGCTCAATAGCCGCAAGCTCGTAAATCTCAGCCTTGATTTCCGACTGCAAATCGACGATAGCGCAAGCGGCGTCCTCGACCTTCTTCGACGGGGTAGAAGAGAACGAGGCGACCGGCTTAATCTCAGCCGTGATAGATTCGGCTCTGCGAATCCACTCATCGATACGCTCCTCCTTAACCTTTATTCGTTCTCTGGACCTATATCCTCTGTTGAGGAAGTCCTTTGCTTCCTGTATTGTCATTTTGATACCTCCTTGATTCTGGCTTTCAAAGCCTCGAGGCAAGCGTTCTGCCGTACCTCCTTCGGCGCGAGTATGTCGTCTAAGACACGGTAGTCGTAGGTGTCCTTCATCAGGATATGGTGAATCAGGACCGTTTTCTTTTGCCCCGGACGGTGCAGCCGCTTGTTTGCCTGCTGGTAAAGCTCAAGACTGGTAGGAAGTCCGTACCATATCGCGATATGACCTCCCGCTTGCAAGTTCAGACCGTGACCCGCGCTCGCGGGGTGGGCAAGCATAATCGGAATCTTGCCCTCGTTCCAGCGGACGACCGCACCATCGTCTTTAATGTCTACCGCTTCCGGGTACCGCTCCATAATTCTGTCGCGTTCATGCCGAAAGGCGTAGAACACCAAAACGGGTTGACCGTTCGCTTCTTCGATAAGCTGGTCTAACGCCTCGAGCTTGCAGTCGTGCAGGACTTTGACGTTACCGTTCTCGTCATAAGCTGCGCCGCCTGCAGCCTGCAAGAGCTTATTCGTCAGGACCGCCGCGGTCGGCGCGTCGATGTCGCCGTCGGCGAACGGGAGAAGAGTGTCCCGCTCAAGAGTCTTATAAAGCTCCATCGCCTCCGGAGTAAGCTCGAACTCACGACGGAGAAAAAGCCTGTCCGGTAACTGCAAGTAGTCCGCCGCGTTCATACTGATACAGAGCTTGCCGATTTTCTCATAGATAAGCTCCTCCGCGCCGTCTTTCGGTTTCCATGAGAAAATGGTTGTGGCGTTCCGCTTGTCCGGGACGAAGTAAGTATCACGATAGCCCGTCAGGGTTTTGCCGAGAGCCTTGCCCTCGTCGAGTAAGTACATCTCCGGCCATAGGTCAAGCAGTCCATTCGGCGAAGGCGTGCCGGTAAGGCCGACAATCCGCTTGATGTACTTTCGTACCTTCTTAAGAGCTCGGAAGCGCTGCGCCTTGCTGGACTTAAAGCTCGACAGCTCATCGATAATAACCATATCGAAAGGCCACTTGCTTTTGAAAAAGTCCACAAGCCAAACAACATTCTCACGGTTGACGATATAAATATCCGCCTCCTGCTCACAAGCCGCGATACGCTCAGCCTTCGACCCGAGAATCAGCGAGAGCTTCAGGTGTTTCAGGTGGTCCCACTTCTTGACCTCAGGCGGCCACGTCTCTTTCGCCGGTTTCAGCGGCGCGATAACAAGGACCTTGCTCACGGCAAAATAGTCATTTAGGAGCTTGTCCGCGGCGCTCAAGCTCGTTACCGTTTTCCCCATACCCATATCCAGTAAGAGCCCCGCCTCGGGGTTATCGAGAATGAACTTCTCCGCGAAGTCCTGATAATAGTAAGGTTTATATTCCATCGGCTTTTAGCCTCGCTTTCAAATCCTCCATATCGGAGATACGCCAAACGGTGCAGCCGAGCCCCTCTAATGTCGCGATGACCTTTTTCTGCCTGATACTCAAACCGTCACTCAGCCCCGGCCGCTTGACCTCTATAAAAATTATTCGTCCCCCCGGCAATATCGCGATTCGGTCAGGCACCCCCGGAGCTCCCGGGGACACCCACTTGTACGCTTTACCGCCGAGGGACTTGATATACTCACAGAGCTTTCGCTCAAAAGTGCTTTCATACATAAAAAAACCTCCTTTAGGTAGTCGAGTAGCGCGTGTAACAAAGATTCCCTATATATACATGTAATGCGAGGGGGCGACGGAATTGCGTCGAGTGTCCCTTTACTTTTTCAAAAAATGTTTTTAAGATTTTTCAACTACCAGTACTACCAAGTAGCCAAAAGCATTGATATATAAGGCTTTTTCGAGGTAGCAGAGTAGGTAGCACTTTGTTGCAAGTAGTTCTCAAAGTGCTACCTTTGTTGCAAGTACGCTTGTACGACCTACCCTCTAACGAAAAAAGTTGGCCTTTCAAGTGCTACCTTTGCTACCTCAGACCTCTTTCACGAAGCCCCTCTGCCTGCCGTAAATTGCTCCGCAGTTAACGGAGGTGGACAACCGCCAGCCCGGAATCATGCGCAGGAGTCCGATAATCTCGCGAGCCTGCGTCTGCGAGTAGCTCTTCGGGTCGCCTTTGAAAAGCTCCTGCCAGACTTCAAGCGCGCAGACCTTTGTTCTCGGTACGGTACCGTTACGCTCCTCGCCGAAGCCGCCGCTCCAGAACATGAGACGCTTTTCGAGGTCCCAATCGTCCCAGCCCTCGGGCAGCAGGACTTCAAGGAAGTTCTCGATAAGGCCGAGCTTGCCGTTCGCCTCGGTATGGTCGGCCTGCACCTTGCGGGCCATCTCCTCGACCGCGCCGTCAAGGTACCAAGTCTCGCCGGCCTCATAGTAGGTCACGGCCTCGGCCCATATCTGGTCCACGATAGAAGCGGTCAGCTTATCCCCGAGAGTCTTGCCCGCATCGGTAACGACGACCGGCCAGAAACGGCGGGCACCGGTAGGGTCTCTCAGGAACTCCTCGTCGTTCGTGGTGCCGAAGAAGGCGCATTGTCTCGGATGGCACTGCGTGCGGCGAGCGTATGCCGCGCGGTAGTTGTCCTCTTGTTTGGAAACAAACTGCTTAATCTGCTCGACCTCGGCCTTACGGGTCGCAGCCATTTCAGAGAGTTCGATTATCCAAAAGCCTTGAAGCTGCTCGTAGGCGTCCTTGCCTGACATGGTATAGAGCGAGTCTGAAAACCACTCCTTGCCGAGCTTCTTCAAGGTCGTGCTCTTGCGGCAGCCCTGAGGACCGATAAGGACGAGCATGTGGTCGTGCTTGCAGCCGGGAGATAAGATTCTCGCAGCCGCGCCGATAAGCGCCTTGCGGGTTACCGTTCTCGTGTACCGGGAGTCCTCGGCGCCGAGGTAATCGATGAAGAGTGTCTCGCAGCGTTTCTCCCCGTCCCAGATAAGGCTCCGCAGGTACTCGCGTACCGGGTGCCTCGTGATGTCGGCGAGCGCAAGGTCAACGCCTTCCCGGGTCTTCGGCATGGAGTCGATTTTGTAGTCCTTCTCAAGGACATTGTGAACGCCGGCGTCGTCGGTGTCGTCCCATGAGCGGGGCTTTGCGTCAGCCTTTCTCCAAGGAAGGTCCCCGCAGACCATAGGCCGCTCCATGAACTCGTCCCAGTAAAATGTACCCTTAAACCGAGGGTCATTCTTCACGATAATACGGATATTCTCGACCGTGGTCGCTGCGTGTCCTGTCTTCGGGTTTACCTCAAGCTGAGAGACCCAGTTCATATCAGGGGCCTCGTCGCCCTCGCCGAAGAGCTGGACAATGTAGTCGAGCTGCTTGCTTTGCAGCTCCTTCATAACGCTCTCGCAGTTGGTCTCAATCCACTTACACATATTCTTATAGGAGGGAAGGTTGTTTGCCGCGGTGTTCGCGGGTTTCCCTTCGTCGTCCTTGCCGAACATGTGAATGCGGACGAGGTCGAACGCGTTGCAGAGTTTGCCGCAGGTCGGGTCTGTGCTATGGTGGCTGTACGCAAAGCGGCCGTCCTCATAGATAACGAGACCGCCGGAGGTCGAGCCGCCCTTGTAGGTGTAGCGACCATTTTCGCCCTTGATGTAGACGTCAGGCAGAAAGGCCTCGATTGCGTCCTCTACAGAGTAAGTGCGGCAGAACGCGCCGACGATACCGTCTTTCGCGGTCGGGTCTCCCTGCTTGTCAGCGAGACGCCGAATCGTGCCGGACTTCCTGCTTGAGACAGGCCACTGAGTCGGGTCTTTCCAGTCTGCGTACCTCGCGAGCTGCTCGTCGGCGTCCAGCCATGGGCTGTCCTGCACTTCATAGCGAAACTCGCCGTCAGAGGAAGCGCTCGCCCAGTACATGAGCCGATGGGGCTCGTAGGTGGTATCGTCGCACATGTCAATACCGATGTCGCCTGCAATCCTGCGGGCGATAGCCTCGTACTCCTCAGGAGACACAGGCCTCGAGAGAGGAAGCACAAGGCGAAGCCTCGGAGCTTTCGCTGTATGGCTGTGCGTGCTATAGAGCACCGCAGCGCAGCCCAGAATCAGCTCGACCGTAGGCCACGGGTCTTCGCCGGCCGTGATAGAGTCCATGTCAAGGGTGATAAGCCTGCGCTGCAGTACGGCGTCGATTTTACGGCGGCCGCCCTTTAAGGTACCGCCGACAAAACCGCCGACGTCCTTCGCGTTATCGCGCTCTTCCTTCGGCATACGGAAGTACTCTTGCTGGGTCTCCTGCGTCCGGGTCACACGGCCGAGCTTATCAACGAACTCAGACCAAAGCATTTCTTTAGTTTTCCAGCTTGCCGAACGCCGCGAGCTACCCGTCGCAATCGTTATCAAGCCGTCGTATTGAAGAGTCGGCATTAAAAGGTACCGGCTCTCGTTACCACTCTCGTGATACCCGCGTTCTTAATCATGCGGTCGCAGATATTACACGGAGCGGGGTCAATGGTTTCATCGAGGCATGCGAGGTAAAGGGTAGCACCTCGCATTGACCGCCTCGGCGCGCTGATAATCGCATTCTGCTCGGCGTGAACGGCGACACAGGTCCCGTACTGGTCTCCATGGCGAGCCGCATGCTCGTCGATAGGAGTGGAATGCTCTCGGCAATAGCACTTCCCGACGTCGCAGCAGTTGGCCTCGCCTCTGGGCGCACCGTTGTAGCCGGTCGCAATGATTTCGTCGTCTGCGACAATCACGGCCCCATACTGCCTGCGAAGGCAGGTAGAACGGGCCGCGACGGCTTTTGCGATATTCAGATAGTAGTTGTCTTTGTCTATTCTCATAGTCTTACCTCCCGCTACTTCCGAAAGCTCCGGTACCACGCTCGGCAGACTCTGCATAGGTGAACTCAGGGATAACGACCGGCATAATCACGAGCTGGCCAATACGGTCGCCTTTCTTGATGTCGTAACCGTCGCCCCCGACATTCGAGACGATAGCGTGGACCTCTCCACGATAGCCGGAATCAATGGGCGGAAGCTCGCATACGATACCGCGAGCGCTCAAGCTGCTGCGAGGAAATATGTACCCCACATAGCCGTCAGGCAGTTCCAGACCGAAGCCGAGAGGCAGCTTATATACTTGCCCGGGGTAGATGGTCTGGTCTCTGGGGCTGAACACGTCCGCGCCGGCGTCGTTGTCATGCGCTCGTACAGGAGCGGGGCCGTTGAAGTCAATCAGTTTAATCTTCATCTCGCACCTCCTGCAATAGAATTTTAATCAAGGCGTGAATACCGCGGGCACTATCATGGCCTTGAATTTTTCCTGTCCCAGCGTAAAATTGAAAAAGTTTATCGTCAGCTTTGCGTCGGCAATGAAAATGCCCGGTAGCTTCATTTTTTAAGGCGTACTCAATATCGTACTTCTCAAATTGAGATATAGCATATTGAATACGGCCCGGCGTCTTAGCGATTCTGGCTTTATGATTCTCATTAGCTAAATCGCGTAAGCCGTCCCATAAAGGGTCGCGTTCACTCATTCTCACACCTCCATACAGAGCGGAAAATCACGCTCGAGAATATCGTGCGGCGTAAGGTCGGACGCCAGCGGAGCGCCACAGGCCATCTTGCCTTCAAGGCACTTACCCTTCATGCAGAAGGGACCTGTCGTTTCAGGAGAGAAGAGAGCCGGAGCCAGCTCGTAAAGCTCTTCCCAAAGGCGGAGCATAACGTAGCGGGTCTCGGCGGTATTGCGCCGACAAGTTCTCTGGCTTATCATGTGCTTCCACTGATAAGGCGTCGCGCTGATAATCAGAACGTTTCTCAGGCCCTGCGGCGCCAGATAGCCGGCAGAGTCATTGTCCACGCCGTACTCGACGAGGAGCTTGTACTTCCGCATAGCGTCCTGACACTGGGAGAGGTAGGAGAAACGCATTTGGCTGTCAAGCAGCTCATAAGGGACAACGAAGTCGGCCTCATCCGAATAGTCGCTGTACTGCAATGACGCAGACATGAACTTGACCTCGTTCTGGTGCCTTGTAATCTGGGCGAGGAATCTTCTTGACGCTCCGACAATTACGGCGTTGATGACCGCGAACTTCTGAATCGTAGGGTGCGGAAGCTGGGTCATAACCTTAGCCGTTTTCTCGGTGTACTCTTTATCGTAGAGAGCGAGGAAGTCGGAGAGGTCTTTGACCGTATGCCCACGCTGCGTCAAGCGCGCGGCGCAGACCATCATCTTCTCTGCCTCGCTGATTGCAGTCGGGTTGAGGATTGCGACTTTAATTTTATCCATTGCCGTTCGCCTCCTCTTCGACCAAAGCCTTGAGCAGAAGCAGGTAGTTAATGCTGTCCGTGATTTTCTCGGTCCAGCGGTCAAGAGAGTAGCTGCGGTCATCGGTACACATATCCGAAATGGAGACGAGGTGCTTTGTCAGCATACCGAGCAGCGCCTCCTTCGGAGTGCCGTCGATAATCGCGGCGGCCTTCTTGAAGTGCGCGAGGCGGTCGATATTGCTCTCGTCTACAGCGTCAGGAGCATACTCGTGACCCTTGCCGGTAAGCAGGTGCTCGCAGACAAGAAGCTGCTCTTTGACGACCTTATTAAATACGTCTATCTTCATAGCGGTTAGTCCTTTCTATAGTATTCGCACTCATAGGCGTCAGCCTTGAGCGGTAAGCCGGTCGCCCATTCGATGGGCTCCGACATGATTTTGCTGATTTCCTCGGCGGAGCTTACGCCGATAGGTACCTCGCAGATAACTTCATCATGGACATGGAACACGACCGGAAAACCGGCGCGCTCCAAGCGGTCAATGGCGACTGCGAGGCAGTCCCGGGCTGTAGCCTGAACGATGTTCTCCACGAGTTTCGGACCATAGGACTCGATACGACCCCAGCCTCCCGAGGATTGAATTGTACCCTCATAGGTGATACTGTCGTCGTCGATTCTGGGCTTTACGTAGCTCAGCTCACGACCGTTCGGAAGTCTCAGCTTGAGGAGAGGCCCTTGCTTGTAGAAGCCCATACCGAAAGGCAGTTTAGTAGGAGCCTTCGTCTGAATGGTCCTGCGCGCGGCGGCGTCCGTGTCCCACCACAACTTAGTGATAGCAGGATTTGCGGCGCGCCAGCTATTGACAAGCGGTTTCAGCTCAGACTCTTCGAGTCCCATCTCAAGGGCACCCATAGATTTCAGAGCGCCGACACTGCCGCCGTAGCCGAGCGCAAGCTCAGCGATTTTTCCTTTCTGCCGCATAGGGTCTCCCTTTTTGACGGAGCCCTTCGGAAGGTGGAACATCTGCTCGGCGGAAGCCTCGTAGATTTTGCCGTGGGTCTTGAAAACCTCCATGCGCCACTCTTCACTTGCAAGCCACGCGATAACGCGGGCCTCGATAGCGGAGAAGTCAGACACGATGAAGCGGTAGCCGGGTCTCGGGATAAAGGCCGTGCGGATAAGCTGCGAGAGGGTCCCGGAAATGTCGTCGAAGAGCATTTCAAGGGTCTCAAGGTCTCCGGCCTCGACAAGCTGTCTTGCGGTATCGAGGTCGCGGTCCGGCATTTTGTTCTGCGGCAAGTTCTGCATTTGCACGAGGCGGCCGGCCCATCGACCGGTACGCGCCGCGCCGTAGAACTGAGTCAAGCCTCGAATGCGTCCGTCCGGGCAAGCCGTTCGGAGCATAGCGTTGTATTTTTCAGTCGAGGTCTTCGCAAGACCCGCTCTGATGTCGAGCATACGGTCTACCGCGTCGCAGTCGGCGTCAGCCCTTACGCCGGCGATACTCTTCTTGTTGAGACTCTCGACCTCGATACCCGCGGTGTCCTCAATCCAGCTTTTGAGCTGTGCGGTGCTCTTCGGGTTTTCAAGGCCCGTAAGTTCCTTAGCCTGCTCAAGAAGTCTCGCCTTGATAACGGCGTCAATCTCGACCGCGTGCTCCGCGAGGTTAAGGTCTACGCCGACGCCGCGGTCGTTGATATGCTGGTCGTGAATCCAGAGGGGCTGTTCCTTCTCATATACCGGGAAACGAGAGAGCTTCTGCCGGATAGCCCGCTCTGAGACGACGTCCTGACGGTTGTACTCAACATAGATAGCCCAGCGGTCAGGGTCATGCTCAGGAAGGTTGCGGGTCCGGTTGCCGTTCGTCTTCGTAGGCTTACAAGGTATTGAGAAGTAACGGATAAGCGCCCGGCCGGTCTTAGACTTCTGCTTGTCTTCAGGAAGTCCGATGACTTCGCCGACAGCTTCCAAGCTACCGGGCAGACCCAACTCTCGGGCCATAACTGCGGTGCAGCTCCATTGCTCGGGCGGCGTCACACGGCCCATAAACGCGCTCAGACAAGTCCGTTCAAAAGACGCATTGAATGCTGTCTTCAAGATTTCGGGGTCATACAGAGCGTTCTGGAGCTCCTCAGGCAGGCTCTCGCCTCTGGCGAGGTCGATAACCTCGACCGGGCCGTCGTCCCAAGCGTACCCGAAGAGAAGAATCTCAAAATCGGGACTCTGAGCGTAGGCATAGACGCCGCACTTTTGCAGAGAGACCGAGCTGTAGGTCTCTATATCGATTGCTAATGTTCTCATATTGCCTCCTTCCTCCGGACGGCGTTCGCCTCAGCAAATCCGAGACGAACGCGCCGGAGCATACGCTTAACCGAGGAGGTCGTCGTTGTCATCCTCGTCTTCCCAGCCGTCGTCCCAATCGGAATCCGTAACAACACCGCCGCCCAGAGGCTCGCCGTCGTAGAGCTTCATGATACCGTTGAGGCCGGCGGAGATACCCTTGTTGCCCTGCGTGTCATACACGTAGAAGTTGATGATTGCGCGGCCGTAGCAGCCGGAGTAGAGCTCCTGCGGGTCAGTCAGCGGAGTCTTGTCCGCGTGGACGAGAACGGGCTTGTTGTTGGAGCTGACGGTGATAACATAGCAGCCTTTGCACTCTTCGCCGAACTCGCCGCCGTTCGGGCGCTCACCGTCGCCGTCATGCAGCGTGCTCTTGAGGTTGGTAGGCAGCTTCTTGCCGCTGTTGCTTGCCATGAACTTCTGCTTAGCCTCGTCCATAGCGGCCTTGATTTTCTGCATGGTAGCCTTGTCGCTCTTCGGAATCAGGAGGGTAACACTGTACTTCGGCGTAGCGCCTTCCTGAACGGCGCGAGGAGTGAAGAGGTTGCAGTAGGAAAAACGGACCTTACCAGTAGTGATTTGAGTAGACATAGTATCAATCTCCTTTAATATAAATAGTTTTCATCTGAACGCCGTACTCGACGGCGAGCTCATGTGAGTCAAAATAGATGTCGATAACATTTCCCTTAACGGCGCTTCCCGTATCTTCAGCTATGTACTCGCGGCCGTCGATAATGAGGACCGTTCCGAGAGGTATCACATCGGGGTCGACCGAGACCGTGCGGTCCGCGGTCGGAATCGTGCCGCTCTTTGTTCGCTGCACGTAATCAGTACCGACCCGAGAAGGGTGTTCCGCGCTCCAGATACCGCAGCACTTAACGCAAGTGCAATAGGCGGTAGTCTTGAACTCGCCGAGCTCGATAAGCTCAGGCTCCGGCGCGGCGGTCTCGGTAATCGGCTCGGGAGCTTCTACCCGAACGGGCGAAGACTCAGGCTCATCAGGAACGGAAGCGCTCGGTCTCGTAACGAACGAGATAATCAAGGCGACAATGAGCGCCAGAATGAGGAGCCACTGGATTTTAATAAGGCGGATTCTCGCCCGCGTTCTGCGTCTTGCCACTTCCGTCATAACGAGACCTCCTTACTTATCGAACTCAGCGAGAAGCTGTTCCTCAGGCTTAAACTCAGGGCGCTTGTCCTTTGCAGGGGCCAGAGTAGGCTTGCCTTGAGGCTTGACGATAAGCTCGCCGAGCGTTTCAGCTACGGCCTTCTTACCGAAGTCCTTCTCCATCTGAGTCAGGGTAATCAGTTTGCGCTCGTAGAGCAGACTCTCGTCGTAGCCGGCGGACTTCATAGCCTCGACGACTTTCAGCTCGTCCGCGAACTTGCGGTTGCTGCGGCCCTCGACCATCTTCCAGCCGGTAACAGGCTGGCCGCTGAGCAGAGTAGAGGACACGAGACCTTCAAGGTCCGTAAGCCACGACTGAATATCTGCGGCCTTTTCAAGAATCGCACCTGCCTCTTCAGGGGTCAGGAGCATAGCGTCCGGGGCCTCGTCGAAGAGCTTGAGATTCTTGTCGGCTCTCGCTTTGCACTGAGCTTTCGCCCGGCAGAACTTGCAAACCTCTTCAGACGGGGCGAACTCGCCTTCGCCCTTATAAGCCAACTTAGCGCGGGGCTTGACATACTTCTCGGCCCACTCGAGTAGCTCCTTGACGGTGATTTCGTCGGAGCTCTGAACGCCGGAGAGGCGAGGCTGGAAAATCGTCATACGAACGGAGTCGATGTCGAAAAGTGTGTTGTACTTGAGAAGCGCACCAAGAGCGTAGAGTCTCATCTGCGGGTTACCGGTCGCCTCGACACGAACGCCCTTGCCGTACTTGAAGTCCACGATTTCGAGGACCTTGTCAGCGACGATGATACAGTCACCGGTGCCGAAGCCGTCCTTGACGTACTTCGAGAAGTCGACTCGTACCTCAAGCTCGGTAAATGCGTCCTCGCAAGACTCCTGCGCAGCTTTGGTCTTTTCAGTAACAAATCTTGCGTAGTCATTTGCGCATTCCTGCATTTCAGCGTTGTAGTAAGGGCCTTTTGCCAATTCATCACGACGATTCTCAAAGTCCATCTCAGAGACTTCGCCGAGGAAGTAGCGGGCAGTCAGCTCACAAAGCTCATGCGCTGCGGTGCCCTCTTCGGCGTACTCGCTCGTGCTCTGCGGAAATTGAAGCTCGAGCAGCGCGCTCGGGGTACACTCGAGCCAGCGGTGAGCGCCGCTTGCGGAAAGTAGTGCGTGCTTAGCCATTGACACTCACCAGCTCTTTCATAAGCGCCGGATAGTCTTCCGTGCGGCTGTCGAAGTCGGAGAGCTTCTTGCAACCGAACTTCGCAAAGATGTCAGCGAGCTCTTTCTGCTTGCCAGCTTTGGAGAGCTTCAGGGCGACGGCGCGGATGTCGGTCTTCGTGATAGGCTTGTCCTCGGTCTTAGGAGCCTCGGTCGCAGGAGCAGGGGCCTCGGTCTTAGGAGCCTCAGCCGTGGGCTCGACAGGCTTTTCCGAAGGGGAATCGAACATACTTACCTGACCGGGAATCTCGGTGTCAGGGAGCAGGGCTCTCAGCTTGCTCAGGTTTTCCTGAGTCAGTTCCATTGTTACGGTGATTTTCATTTTGTTTTGCCTCCTTGTTTTTCTTCCAAGCCAAATAGGCTTGCATATTTTGTGGATTTTCGTAAAACGCATTGACCGCAGCGCTTAGTCGGTCAAGCATAAGATTCTCTCTTGCAAGAGCGGTATCGGCGAGCATCGGCCGCATTTTTGTCTTTTAGGACAAATCAGCCGCAAAAAAAATTGCGTTCGTCGTAGGAGCGTCCAAATCAAGGAGCTCCTTACAGAGCTGCACTTCAGGTACCGTGAAGGCAACTTTGCCCGTAATCTTACGGTAGGCTGTGCTCATACTCCAGCCCTGCGCGTCCGCAAGGTCTTTCGTAGTAACGCCTTTCAGGGTCATGTGGGCCCTCAACATTCGAGTTTCAACCATACGATATACTGTCTCCTTTCCTTGAGATTTTTCCTCGTAGGCACTACCGGTTGTCCCAAAGGACAAATTTATTATACCGTGTCCTTTTGGATTTGTAAATAGCCTTTTGGAAAATTTTTGTGAATTTTAAGCAAAAGCATTCACTTTAAGACAAATGCGTGTTATAATAAGAGTAAACTTTTTCAAGGGAGGCGGTCTTAATGACTTTAGGCGATAGAATACATTATCTCAGAACAGAGAAAGGGTACACTCTGCAGGAGCTCGGCGATATGGTCGGCGTCGGTGCGAGCACAGTCCGCAAATGGGAAACGGGCTACATCAAAACGCTTCGCACTGATAAAATGCAGAAGCTCTCGAACGCTCTCGGAACGTCGGTCGACTACCTGATGGGGTGGACCGATAACAGCGTAAACGTCGGAACGGTGGGGACCAATAACGGCGTTATAGGCCAGAACTCCGGTGAGATTCACTTAGAGCAGCAGCGCTCCAAAGAGGAAGCGGAGCTTCTGCGTATTTTCTCCGGGCTCGATGTCAAGCGGCGTATGGAGCTGCTTATGACGGCTATCCGCTTAGACGAGGAGCAAAATCAATGAACGCGTGGAGCAGAGAGGACATAATTATCGCCTATGCCCTTTACTGCGTAACTCCTCTCGGGAAAATCAATCCCAGTAACAAAGTCATTCAGCAAGTCGCCGAGATTATTCCTCACTCAGTCGCTTCTATCGTAATGCGCATGAGGAACTTCCGGTACATAGACCCGAAGGTTTCTTCAGGGCTCAAGAATGTAGCGAAGGCAGACCGAATGATTTACGAGGAGTTCAAACACGACTGGGGCTCTCTGAGTCTTGAGGCGGAGACCTTGACCGGTCTCGCTATCTTTGACTCTTCACCTTTGCAGGGAGCAAAGCCGCTTTCGTCTCTGACGAATCACGGAAGAGTATCGCGGGAACGACACTTCTTCAAGCAGGCGGTGCTTGCGGCTTACGACGACCGGTGCTTTATATCCGGCTGCGCGCTGCCGCAAATGCTCGTTGCAAGTCATATAAAACCGTACTCGCAATGCCGAAGCGAGGCGGACCGGGTCAGCCCCGACAACGGGATTTGCCTCAATACTTTTTATGATAAAGCCTTCGACCGAGGCCTTATAACTATCACTCCTTCCATGAAAATCTATGTTTCTCCGATAATTTTGGATAGCCCTCAGGACGCTTTTACAGACCGCTGGCTGGCTTCTCTTGAC